AAATGGATTCAAAGCAACTGTAACACATAGTTTGTTAACACAGAGAATAGTTGTAAATATTATAGATGCTACTACAAAAGAAAATGTAGTTACAAACTTTAAAATTATAGATGATAATTCTATAGAAATTAGAAGTGAAACAAGGTCAGAATTAAACGTTTATGTGATAAATGGAAATGCAGAAACTCATTTTATTAATGCAACTGTAGATGATAACAGAGTATCTGAAATGACTACTTATTCATCTAAGAAAATAGAGGACAGATTGGTTAATATAGAAGAAAAGGTAAATGGTGGTTTATCTAATATTGCAACAAGTGTAAATGAGTTGATAACTTATTGTTAGAGAGGAGAGTGAGAAAATGCAGACTGAATGGAATTTTAATTATGCTAATTATGTACAAAATGTTTCATTGCCACCTGGGCGATATAAATTAGAATGTTGGGGTGCTTGTGGTGGTGCTGTCGATACAAGCGATTGGACTGATTGTGCAAAAGGTGGTTATTCAAAAGGTGAGATTGTATTTAAAAAAAGAACTAATCTACAAATTTGTGTCGGTCAATCTGGTTATGAGAAAGTTTCTGAAGGTTCAAGCCTTACTAGAAGTGGTTTTAACGGTGCAGGCGCTGCTGGCAAAGTTACTACTGGTAGCTTTGCTTATTCTAAATACGGTGGTGGAGCAACTGATATAAGACTTTATCATCCTAGTGCAACTTGGGGTAACACTGAAAGTTTGCTTTCACGCATACTTGTTGCAGGCGGTGGAGGAGGTATGAAAAATAATTTTGCTTCTGCTCGTTCTATTGGTCATGGTGGTGGTTATGTAGGTGTTAATGGAGTTGGTCGTGACAGAGATTTTTGTGGCGGTGGTTCTCAATACCAAGGTGGAACAAGTTACGACACAGAAGAATACCATGGTTCATTAGGAAAAGGAGGTTATGGTAACATAGGAATAGGTGGTGGAGGGGGTTGGTACGGTGGTGCTGGTTCTTATTCTAATGAATGTGGAGGTGGTGGAAGTGGTTACGCACTAAATAAAGATAGTTATAAGGCACCCGGATATATACCAACACCTGAATATTATCTTGAAAATATAGTCATGACTACTGGAGGTAATACTACTAAAGCAGATGGTTATGCTAAAATAACATTACTACAAGCATTACCATTTTTAACAGTATCTTCTTATAATTCCATTACAGCTACATTTAAAGCTGACCACACAGACCCTACATTGCTTACAAAAATAGAATATTTTATAGATGATGTGTTAAAAGAAACTATAACAACCGATTTAACTCTTGAAAAAACAATTAACTATACATTAGAAGATAATGCACTACACACACTTAAGATAGTTGTTACAGACAGTAATAATGCTACAGCAGAAAAAGTGTTAAGTCTAAGTAAGAATATAATGCCACTGCCCGAAAATGTAAATTTGCAAGATATATCTTCTAAACTAATTGAAGTTAACGCAGGATTTAAAACTGGTAAAACAAGTATTATAAATACTTTAGCATTAAAGAATATAGAAGCAAGTTTAAATAATACACTTGTTGAGTTGTCAGAGAAAATAAAAACAGGTTTTGATAGTTCAGATGCTAGTGTACAGGATTTGATGAATCAGTTAACACAAGCTAATAATACCATAACACAGTTAAATTCTCAATTTAAAGTAGCAGGTGGTACTTCTGTTGCACAAAGAAGCGACGGAACTAAAATTGCTTATGAGTATAAAAGGTCTACAACTTCTAAATTTGGTGGATGGCTCAAAATTAATGGTTTAGCTTTTAAACCTAATATTTTTGTAGCTGACTGCGAATATTATGACAGCGATTATAGAGTTGACTATAAATTTTTTACATTTGCTTGTTGTGGTTTTACTACAAGTGGTAAACAAGATTTTGTTGCTGTAGCAATTTATAGTCGCTCAAGTGGTAGCGATAAATATACTGGTGATGGTTTTATTTATAACAATAATGAAGGGGATGTATGGTTTAATGCTAATGGCGTTCAAGTTCCTGCTTATTTACCAGGTGGTAGTGAAAGTTTTACTTATGCTTGGAGAGCTGTTAAATTTATGAATACTTAATAGAGGTGATAAAGTGGATAGAGCAAATAGAATTATATGTGACCAAACAGGTAAAATACTCTTGCAAACAGGAGAAGCAACAGGGGATGTATTACCACACAATAAAATAACTGAATTACATTATATTGATATTCCATATGGAAGTATAGATTATATTAAAAATAGAATTGTAGGTATAAATATAGAAACAAAACAGCCAATTTTGGAAGAAATACCAGTATATGTAAGTGAAGCAGAAAAAGAAAAACAAGAGTTAGAAAATCAATTACTTTTATTGACAAATCAAGAAATCGGAGGAGGAATTTTATAATGAATATAAATAATGTTGTGGTAAGAATATTAGCAGAAAGAATATTAAATGGAGGGTTAAACCCTTTGAAAAATAGAGAGTTTCAACTTGATGATGTAACTAACACAGAATACAGAAAAGCAGTAGAGGATTATATTATAAAAAATAGTGGAGTAGTAGAAGGAATAGAACCAACAGCGTAGTAGGTTCTTTTTTTTATTGAAAGAAGGTGACTAAATGACTTTTAAAGAGTTAGTTAATAAAGTTAGAAATCTTGTATTAGAAGCAAAGAATGTAACTATAGAAGATACAGAGAATAATTTTACAAGTGATAATGTAGAAGGAGCATTAAAAGAGGTTTTTCAAAGTGGAGTTAATGCTAAAAATAATGTAGTAACAGCATTAAACTCCAAAGGTGCAGAGGTTACTACAAGCGATACATGGGAAGAAATAAAGAATAAAATTGATATAAAAGAGGGGCGATTAGATTTAAGAGAAACAACACTTTCAAATAACTATCCGTATTTAGTTACAAATGGAGCTATAAAATATATTGAAAGATGTAGTGGGAACTTCAAAACTTTTGAATATGAAGAACCATATTTTTATGTAATTAAAGAAACTCATCTAATTAAAATTAATGCTATTGATGAAACAGTAGTTTTTGACATTACTTTAGCTAATGCTAACTTCTCATGTATCTGTGTTACACAAGAGTATTTATTTATATCTGACAATACTAAATTATATAAAATAAATAAGACAACAGGAATTGAAGTGCAGTCAATAGAAGGTGCTTATTATAAGTTATGTACTTATGGGGAATTTATTTATGGAGTATATGGAGATGAGACTTCTTCTACACTTCATAAAATTAGAATATCTGATATGTATATAATGTTAACTAAAAATTTAGTTTCTAATGGTATTTACAATTTTAAAGGAGGTAAGTTTGTTTGCAATAAGAATGCTATTTATGCTACAACAGAACACTCAAATTCAAGTAGTATTACAACATGTCATTTATCTAAAATAAATTTTGATTTTGCCATTGCTAAAGATTTTAGAATTGGAGGATATTTGCATATGAAAAACATTAAGTTTTTAAATGATTTTGTTATTGCATCTGATGCAGAAAGAGGTATAGAAATTGATAGCAACAAAAAAAGTGCTTTAGTAAAATATGACGCAAATTTAAATTTAATTGTGTATTCAGACGATAGCAAATATGACAATTTTGATATATATAATGGATATATATATGCTATATATTCGCTTTCTAGTAGTCCTTTTGTAAAAATAAGTTTAAATACTCTTAAACGTATCGACAGCTACCGAAAACTTACTGAAACATACCCAAGTGCTGGTATGTTTGTAATAAATGATATAGTTTTCTTTATTAGTAGTGGAATTTTTAGAAATATATTGTCAAAAAAGGTTTATTCGGATGAGAAAGGAGAATCATTATGATTTATTTAGGAAATTTAATGGATACAGAAGAACAAAATATAAAATATGTTGGTATGATACACTATGAACCAAATTTGTTATCGGAGGAAAACTTAAAACAAGGTATTTTGATAGAGGAATTACCAACACCAAAATACACAGAAAATAAAGAAACAAAGTTATTTATAAATATAGATACTAAAGAGGTTTTCTATAGATATACAGATATTAAAAGTAGCATAGAAGACAAAGTAAATTCTACAGAACAAACAATAGCAGATTTAACATTTCAATTAATGTCAAATGGGGTGATATAAATGAATTGGTACAAGATAATAACAGATTTCTATAATAATGGTAATTGGACTAAAGAGCAAGTTAAAACGGCAGTAGAAAAGAATAAGATAACAGCAAGTGAATATAAAGAAATTGTAGGAGAGGACTATATAGCATAGTCTTTTTTAATTCAAAAATTAGGAGGTTTTCATGAATGAAGAACTTTTCGAAGCAGATTTAAAAAGACATGAAACAAGAATAAATAAACATGGAGAAGAAATAGACGAATTAAAAATAGCAAATATAGAGTCTAAAGCAGAGTTAAAAGCATTGTGTGAGAATCTAAACTCACTTACAAGTATGCTCAAATGGCTAATTGGTACAATGATTACAACACTTGTAGGGTTCTTTATATTTGCAGTTCAAAGAGGAATATTTTAATTAATTAGGAGGATAAGAGATGGATAATTTAATAAGTTTTATACCAGAGCAGTTGCTAATTTTAGTAGCTGCTCTCTCTATTATAGGTAAGG